CGCCCGCCGTTGACCCGTCCGGCCAGCAACTCATCCGCCAGGGCAATGATATAACCGGGTTGAGGAATGCGACCGTCCAGCCCCACATCAAACTCAACGACCCGGTCTTTGTTGTTGGTCAGTATGCCCCACAGCCCCTTACGGTGGGCTTCGCTCTGGCGCGTACAGCCAATCGCGGTCATTTCGAGCTGGTTAAAACTGTAGCGGGAAACCAGTTCCGGGATAAACGCCGGCTCCATTGCATCAGCATAAGCATTATCCGGATCAGACCAGGAAACCAGAGCGTTGGTGTACCGAACCTGGCTGCTGCTGCTCGAATAACGGGGTTTGCCGACAATATTGGCGCGCGTATAGGTAAAATCGACATCACGCGGCATATCAGCCTGCACAACAATCTGCTCACCGTTCCAGCAGGTCATGCCCCGGAAAATGGCGGCAAAGTCTCGCAGCACGGTGTAAGCATCGTTGCGTTCCTGGACGTAGACGTTACAGGTATAGCGCGGCTCCATGCCGTCACCACCGCGCCCGTCAGGAACCAGCTGATCGCAGTACTGTGCAATCTGGTACAACGTCCATTTCGAAATATTGGCGCTGCTCAGACGATTACCGAGACCAAAACGGTCAGCTATAACAATGTCGTAATAGATCCAGGCCGGGTTATCCGTCCAGGCCCATTTAAACCCGCCGGTCCAGACGCCGGTATATTCGCGGGTTTCCGGATTGTAGTTATCCGGCACACGAATCACGCGCCCACGCGGCTCACAGGAAATTTGCGGAATGGAGCCATTAAACTGGCTGGAGTCGAACTCGATATAAAGCAGCGCGGTGTTGGGATAACGCAGCTTCGCGTCAATCACTTCGGTATAGCTCTGCAGCGTCATCACGTCGCCAGTTTTGACACTGTTTGCATCCGGAGAAATTTTACGCAGGCGTAGCGTCCAGGTACTGCCGGCCTGGGGCAGATCAATACGATGGCTCCGCTCGTAACCGGAGGTGGTTTTACCCGTGACAGCGGTTTCCAGCACCGTCTGCCAGGCACCGCCGTCGGTCTGCAGGTCAATCGCATACTTGACGGTATTGCCCACCACGTCGCCGTCATCTTCCTGTTTCATCAGGGACGGCCATTTCAGGCGGACACGAACGGCAGAAAGCTGGGTATTAGTAAAGGTATGGGTCCAGGCTGTCTTGCTGGAAACTTCCGTTCCTACACTGAGTTCATTTTCAGTACCGGGAATACCCTGAATATAAGTCTGAGCCTGCGTGCCGGGTCGAAATTCCCAGGACACGCCACTGAAGTTTTGCGAACCATCAGCATTTTCAAGCGGGGTGCCATCAAGATAAATATCTTTCCCGGTTAAACCACCTGCAAATTCACCCTCACCTAATGCGAGCAGCATTTTGGCTTTCGCAACGGACTGTAAATCATCCGGCTGTTCCGTCGGTGTACGCTGCTTTGAGCCGCCACCCTTGCGCCCTTTGATTATGTTATTTGCCATATTACGCCCATAAAAAAAGCCACCGCAAGGTGGCCTGAATTGGATGGTTTACTGAATAAAACTTATTGCTGGTCTTCTACATAAATACCGGCAGATATAATGGCGCCGCCAATTCGGCGTTTGCCATAAAGCAAAGGGACTGGGTATCCCTGTGAGGCAGTATTCGTCACGCCCCCAAAGGCGTAGGACGCTTTATTGTCAGCGGATTCTTTTCGTGCCAGGCCAGCTGGCTGTGGGGAAAGCATCTGAACGACGCCGCCGAGCATCATGGCGCCGCCAGCTTGAATACCATACGCGGCATTAGCCCAATCCTCTGTGAAAAAACCATAGGCAACACTTGCCGCAACAATAACTGCACCAAGGATTGTCTGGAGAATTCCTGCCTTCTTACTGCCAATGATAACAGGGACTATGCGGATAATTTCGCCACTTACAGGGAATCCTAGATCATCATGACCGATATTCTTATTCCCTTTAAATACTGCATAGGTCAATCCACGCTCCTCACTGGATATCATGAACCTTTCAAATCCAGGGATCGTCGCAGATAATGCCTCTCCGGCTTCATTGATGTTCTTTATTAAACGATAATGAACCTTCCCAAAGGTTTTACCAAGGACTCCAGACAGTTCTATTCTCGTCATGGTTTCTTGCATGCTTTACCCTTGCCATTCAATTAGTGATAACACTGTCTCTCCCACTCCTTATTAAAGGAAGTGGTGCCTTCATCTATTGCAGAAAAATTGACAGAAAATATGTAACGAGAGTCCCCAGCGTAACCACCAAAACTATTTTTAGCGTTGACATGGCCACAGATAGCACCATTTTTTCCAATGAATTCACCAGAAAATTTAGCTGAGGAGGGGTCTTTTAGCATCCCTTTTACATGCTCTCTGGCGTTAAGGATATCATTTAGCTGTTGCTGATCTTCTTCCTTTGATTTCCTAGTAACTTCATTTTTAATTTCATCCCTCTGCTTTCTTAATTCATATGCTTCTCCAAATATTGGTGCCTGCGCATTAGTGAGGAACAAAAAGATTAAACATGCAGAGATTGAACTCAACCCCAGGAAACCTTCTCCACCATGATTTTGGTTTGTAAAAACAAATGCAGCCATTATGGCGGGGATTAGAAAAACAAACGATATCGGTGCTCTGTAAGCATAAAAGCAGGTTATAATAAAAAATATTATAGCTATAACTAATGCTACTCTCCCAACAAGAAATTTTAGTCCACTACTATCATTGTTTTTTTGAGATGTACAGCATCGATTATCTTTATCAGTGTGTTTGGAAGATGCGTGTTTTACTGGTAAATATTCACCTACCGTTCCTGTATTAACAACGACTCCATCAGCAATCATCCTGTCCACAATTTCATCAAGAGTGTCAGGAGGAATGCGCAAGGACCTAGAAATATAATCAAAGCGCACACTCCCATCCATTTTATTAACGAAATTTACAACTTTATTGTATAACTGCTCAGTGATTGGCTCATTCATTCGCATGCTCCTGTAAATTGAATCAGGAGCATAATATACAGGCACCTTAAAATAGTGAATGATGTCGCACGATTTTCATCGTCCTTTCCATCCAGTACCCACCATACGGCACGCGCTTGCTGAGATGTCCATACAGGTGATGCAACAGCATATTACCTTCCAGCAGAATCCCGGCGTGGTTCCACTTATCCGCCTGCACCTGCATGATCACCATATCACCCGGTTGCGGTGGACCATCAAACTCACGGAACCCGCATTCATACCAGCAGTCCTGATAAAAATTGTCCGAATACTCCTTTTCCCACCACGGATAATCGACGCGGTAATCGTGCAGCTCGATGCCGTGGGTTTGCCGAAAATAGCTCATCACCAGGCCCCAGCAATCGTAGTGGCCCAGCACGAATGGTCGCTCGAGGAGCGGCAACTCACCACGCGGGTGGATGGTACGGAGATCGCCTTCTGGCCAGCTGATAATATGCCAAGGGAGAAGGGTTGCGTCGCATTGCGCTTTATCCAGTTCGCTCGGCTGGGTGGTGGCATCAGGATGGCTGTGAACAATACCGGTGATCGTTCCCCATTCCTCAACCTCTGCATAATCCTCCGGCGCCAGCACAAAATTATCTTTCGACTCTGTGGCCAGGTTCCGGCAGGGGAAATAACGCTCCGCTCGGCCCCTCTGGGCTACGAGGCCGCAGGCCTCGCGTGGATATTCTGCGGCCGCATGCTCCTGGATGGCCTTAATCGTTTTCTGACGCATATCAGCTCCTGATTAATGAGGTGCCGGGGAACCCGCCAAACGGCAGTTCACTATTCTCACCATGACGTAATTTGCAGGCCGTGAGCGTGCCGTTGCAGACATCCTGCGACGGGTCATCAACTGGCTGATTGTTCCTGTCAAAATACCGGGTGCCGGCATAGTCGCACCCGTTACCACTGCGGTACTGATTGCGGATACACCAGGTGCAAATCGCATGCAGCTGGCGAGTGGGGATCATCATCCCCTGCAGGGCAAACGGGCTGGAGAGAGTAAACTCCACCTTCTCATCGTCTTCATAATGCTTTACGTCAATGAAGAAAAGGCGCCGTTTCTCCTGAGTCGGATCAGCTGAGGCATTCCCGTCCGGAAAGTTCTTCGCATCGAGATACTGTTTTTGCGTGTCGTGGATGACAACCCGCGCCAGAGCCAGATCGTCGTAATGAAGACAGAGCGCGGATATCTTTCCGTCGATGTTCCCTACCCGCAGCGTTGGCTGCGCGTCGCTGCCCGTGGTGGATGACTCGATCCCTTCGATTTCACATGGCCAGGCTTTATACTCCCGCCCCTGCCACCAGATGCTTTTCGCCGGCAGCTTATCCAGGTCGCCGCCAGCGGCGAGGATTTCGGCTGCAGTATGGGGAACGTTATAGCCGTGGAAATACAAAACCTCATCCAGGCCAAACGCCTGGCCATCGATCTCCAGGAGACGAACCTCATCGCCTGGCTCTAACTTCTGATAATTCGCGTTAAGGCTCATGGTTTAAATGCCTGAATAAAAGTGGCTGAAAGTGAGTAATTTCCGCCGCCCAGCGGCACCGGTTTATATTGTTCGCAGCGGTAAAGCCCCACCTCTTCCAGTGGCGGGGTCCACTGAAACGCGCGGGTGCCGGCATGACGGTCGAGGAACTGCTTAATCGGGCGGATATAGTCCTCCGTACCGACAAAACTCAGCTCCCAATCCTGTGATCGGGTGTTAATACCATCGCCGGATACCTGCGCATACCCGTCACCGAACTGCGCCTTCCGGACACGAAAGTTAACGGTCTGCTGGGGATTAACCCGCGGACTCCAGGTGAATATCTCAATAGCCATCAACGTTGCCCTTTAACTGCATTCCAGACCATCCCGCCAGGGCGCATATCCTGCGCCATCAGCTCCCTGTATTTTTTCTCCACAAACGAGCCGATCTGCTGACCAAACTGCTCAAAACCAGACGGCGCCTGCGTTGAGGTGTTTCCGCCTTCAATCGTGATATAGACTTTTGGCCCTTCCGACGCGCCGGCGTTCTGAACACCACCGACAGCGCGTACACCCAGCGAACCATCGCCGGCACGCGTCAGTGGCATGATGGCCTCCGGCCCGGCCTCGCCAAATACGCCGGCCCCTTTTGCGAAAGCGAAGAACTGCGGAGAGTCGTAGACCTGGTTGCTGTATGCGCTCAGCGACGGTGAGTCGTAAACGCCGCCTTTGGCGTTGAACTGGAAGTTACTGGCGGCATTCTGGATCGCCGTCCCCGAGCCTGCGCCCGCAGCGCCCGTGACAACGCTGGTCCCGACGCCCACCACGCCCATAATGGTTTGCATGACGGAACTGGTGACCAGCGCCTGAGCGGCCATATCAACGAGGTTTTTTATGATCGACTGCGTGAGCGAGGAAAACAGGTCAGCCATGTTCTCCTTAAAGCTTCTCGTCCGCGTCAGCATGCTCGTCAGGAAGTTGCTTGAGCGCTCATGGGCCGTTTCAAATAACCCGACGGCCAGGCTCTGGAATTCTCCCTGTGATCGGTATAACTCCAGTGACGTCTGATACTGCGCATCGGCGGATTCTTTCGTCGCCTTCTGCATCAGCATTTCGTACTGTTCTTTGCTGATCGCGCTGCCCTGGTAGTACGCCTGCAGCAATGCCTGCCGCTGCGCAAGCTGATTGCGCAGCGAGACCAGTGGATCAACTTCGCCGGCGATATCCAGTGCCGGCGCAGCGATTTCATCGGCATGCGCCTGCAGCAGCTCTTTCGCAGTATCTCTGGCCAGCGTTATTCGTGCGGCCTGGTACTCTTTTTCATCAAGAAGGCGGGCTTTGAAAAGCTCAGCCAGGTCCCGGCTGGCTTCCTGCTCTTTTCGCAGAGTTTCCTGGGCGGGGGAATACTGCGCGGCCAGATCCAGTCGCTGTTTCTGGTAGTTCTCTGCATTCATTAACAGCGCGCGCTGCAGGTCAGCATCACTGGCGCCATTTTTCTTCGCCGCTTCCTGCAGCTCCCTGTTGCTGTCCTTTTCCTGCAGGTTAATTCTGGCCAGGCTGGATGCATGGGCTTCTTCAATTTGCTGCCGCAGCGTTTTGAACTGGTCGACCTGGGACTTACTGCCTTTCCCCGTGCCGGTACCGCCATCACCGCCCCAGGGATTTCCATCTCCGGTCTCTTTGGGGGGCGTGCTTAACGCTCCCTCCAGATCGTCCGTAAGGGAGGTTATTTTTCCCGATAAACCCAGCTGAGCCAGTGTTTTTGCATCACTGACACGCTTAATGTTTTCCTCGGTTTTGCGGAGTCCCTCGTTAACGCTATCGAGATCCGCCCGCGCCCGCGTCTGGTCTTTTGTCACCCCTTCCAGCTGGCCGAAGGGGTCAAACCCTTTCAGGCTGTCGATACGACTGTCGGCATCCTGAATCTCTTTTATCAGCTGGTTACGCTGCACGACCTGGTTTTCGTACTTATCCTCCAGGTCGAACTGCTTCACATTTAACTGGTTAAGCGAGAGGCGCATCAGCGCTTCACTGGTTTCCACTACGGCATCTTTTAAATCAATGGCCGATTGCCGGGCTTCTTTTGCTTGTTGATGGAAATACAGTAATGCAGAGCCAGCCAGCGTCGCCGCGCCAACCGGACCACCAACAAAAGCCAGGGCGCCTCTTGCCAGGCCCACCGCAACGGAGGCCGCACGGGCTGATATCGACAATTGCCGGTTTGCCGCTGCCAGTTTCAGTTTCGCCTGGCTGGCCAGATTGGTTTGTTCAGTTTCCTGTCGGATGAGGCGGGAAAACTCATCCTGGTAACTGATATTCATCCCGTACTGTTTAGCCGTCCGCTCCATCTGCCGGTAGTGGCCAAACTCAGCGTCGTTCTGTTTCAGGATGGCAGCTGTCGAATCCAGCGTTTTGCGGGCAATATCCGCATCAGCCTGCGCCCGCGCTTTTACCGCCGCCTGGCTTTCCCGCCAGGCCGCGATATTCCCCCGCAGCCCTGCAGTCAGTTTCGTGGATAACACGGGGATCAGGCTGTAAAGCGCCACGCTGGAGACGGTGTTGAAATTGTCTGCCAGGCTGTTCAGTGCCTCCGTGGCAACCTGAATCCCGCTACGGAGTGGCCCGTTACTGCTCTGGCCGATCTTAATGACCATCCCTTCAAACGCACTGCTCAGCCCCAGCAAATCGCCGTTCAGGTTGTTAACCCTGATGGATGCCTGCTCATGCGCCGTTTTGGTACCGGTCAGGGAAGCGGTCAGCTCATCAAGCTTTGAACGGTTCTGGACCAGGATAGACGCCGCATTCAGGTTCTCCACGCCAAACAGTTTTACGGCCTGGGCCGTGGATAGATTTTTCCCGGAAAGAGTGGTCAGCGCCTGGCTGAGACCAACCACGGATGGCTTGAGGCTCTTGTCTGTGCCCTTTTCCAGGTTAAGGATGACGTTACGCAGCGCCGTGCCGGCTTCACCGCCTTTAATTTCACGCTCTGCCAGCACCTGAATCGCGGCATTCAGCTGCTCAAAACCAACGCCGGCCTGTGCGGCTGCAACGCCACCATTTTTAATGGCGGCCGCTGTATCCACAATCTCCGACGACCCGTACTTCGCGCCGGCGGCCAGCACGTTGATATAACGATCCGCTTCCTGCGCGCTCGCCCCGTACTGGCTTAAGGAGAGCGCCAGCGTTCTGGTCGCATCGGGCAGCGTTGTGCCGGCGGCCTGCGCCAGGATAAGCGCGCTGTTCGTAGCCTTCTGCAGTCCATCGGACGTTTTTAAAAGCTCCGGTTTAGCCGACGCCATCAGCTTTAACGCTTCGGCGGCCTGGCTGGCGCTGTACTCTGTCGTGCGCCCCATTTCCTGCGCAGCCAGATCCAGCGCTTTCATTTCAGCTGCAGTCGCACCGGTGATGGCCTGCAGATCTGATAACGCCTGTCCATATTGTCTGGACGTGGTGACGATCGTACCGATGGAAAGGCCGGCTCCTGCCAGCCCCGCCAGCCGGCTGGCCATCCCGGATATCGACAGACCGACCTTCTTATAGGCGTCCTCCGTCTTTTTCGCGTCCGCCTGGGCATTACGGTTAAACCGTCGTGACTGGTTCTCCGCATCGCCATACGCTCCCAGCAGCTGGGATTTAAAACTGGCTGCGTTCAGGTGCAGCCCGACCGCTAAAGATGCGACGTCTGCCATTACATTAATGCCCTCATGACTGCCGCGCATTCATCATCGACCCGGGATGGCGCAGGTGTGGTTTCGGTAGGTGGCGCGTTTTCATCGCCAGGACGGCGGAAAGTGCCCTGTTTCAGGAAGTAGGCTCGCCAGTGGTACAGAGTGTTTGCCGGCAATGCGGCAATTTTGGATGGGTCAGGCTCGCCCCAGCGGTCGGCCAGCCAGAAGATCAGCTCCAACCAGGGCGAGTCACTCAGTTTTTTTCCGCTTCCTCCAGCTTGCCGATTGCGTGTTGCTTCACTTTTTCCACTGCGGCCAGCAGTTCGGGGTTTTCATGGGCCTTCAGCAGCTCGGCTGCCGTGGGTTTAAACTCATCCGGAATGGCCGTTCCATCCGGCTGAACCAGTGCATCGATGACGATCTGGATGACTTGCTCCGATGCCTCGCGCGCTGCGCCAGCTTTTGCGGTTTCAGCCATTTTCTCTTCGTAGCTGATGAGGTAATCCCCGGTCAGGCGGCGGATGAATACGGTGGCGCCAAACAACTCGGTTTTAATGACGGTTGGCTCCGATTTAAGCAACGCGGATTTCAGCGTGGACAGGTAATCTTTATCTTTCACAGGTAGTCCTTAAAAATAAAAAGCCACCCGAAGGTGGCTGTTTACAGGTTAAGTTAATCAGGCGCCGCCGGAGACAGCGACGGTTCCCCAGGCGATCTTGTTCTGCTTACCCTGAACAGTGATCTGGATGACCTCATTCGCCGGAGCGGCGATTTCATTCATCTGCCAGCCGGACAGCGCCAGTAGCATCGTCGCTGTTCGCTTGTTGGGTAATTCGACGTATAACTGGATGGTCTTGCGGGCCTCTGCTGCGTTCAGCAGCGCGGCAAAATCGGTATTGCCCGGATCATCAATGAAGCCCAGCGACTTTTCAGGCCCGTCAGGCAGATCGCTGATGGACTGTTTCTGCTTATCCAGTAACGTGGTGCAGTCGACAAAACCCCCCGTCTGCCCCATTGCACCCAACGCTTTACAGTTAATCAGCGGTTTCAGCGCTGACGTGGCAGCGCCAGGCTCCCCGTATTTCACAATGGTGCCCGCCGGCAACATCGCATATTCAGGCGAAGTTTTATCAGCCATGTTTCTCTCTCTTTTTATACGGCAGCGGATGCTACCTGTTTTCAATGCCGTTTCGGATTTCCACGGTTAACACGCGCAAAACGGTCTGGAGGTTGTAATCCAGGGCGGGTCGGATAAAGGGGTCTGCAACCTGTTTAACCGTGCCAAACTCCTGCGCCAGCGCCTTCATATGGTGCTGCTTGCTGGGGCCGACACGGAGCGTTACAACCGCGCTCCCTTTACCCTTGCGGGTGGAAGAGCGGATTTTGATTGAGTCCCGCATGTGCGGCCCGGCAGACGTTTCGTCAAAGCCGGCATGCTGCTTCATATCTTCCTCGACGACCTTTAGCGCTTCGCGCCCGGCATCCCGCAATACCTTCGTCGCCACTTTTTCGCCCAGGGCCATTAACTGCCGCTCCAGCTCATCCAGCCCTTTAACTTCCATTCGGATCACGAGGAGTCCTCTACGTAGTGAATGATGAAATCGCGGGTCAGGCGATACTGAATGCGACGATTCGTCAGCTGGTTTTTATCCTGATGGATACCGCCTCGCTCCACATACTGAACCGGGATACCCTCCAGCTGGCCATGAACGACGGACTTCAGTTCCGTCCAGATTTTTTTATCCAGCTGCAGCAGTGAGGTGTAATCATCGAGACGGTACAGATTCACCTGGATACGGGCAGAGACGATCCCCGTTCGCAACATTCCCGAGACCATCTCCGGGTCAGAGATACGCTGAAAGGTCGCTCCTTCCTGGACCGTGTCCGGCAGTAAAAGCGGATACGCATTCATGCCGGTGATGCGCTCCAGCGCACCCTTAATCGCCAGCTCTATCATGCCGACCGTCAGCCTCCCCCGTGATAATGATCCGGTCCGTTTTGCGGTCGATATTACGGACGGTATAAACCAGATTTTTCGTCGTGATTTTCCAGTCGATATCAACCAGCACACCCGGATAGACCGTAAACAGGCAGGTTTCCACCACCTGCTGCTGATCCAGCGCGCGGACTTTCCGCCCCGATACCAGCTCCCGTTTTGCCCACGCTTTTCCCGATTCAACCTGCTTTTCCGGTAGCGGTTCGCCCAGCGGCCCCCGACCGGACTGAACGTAGCTAATCGCAATGCGACAGTTCATATCACCCGGTTTCAGGCTCATAGCGTATGCTCCTGCAGGGGGAAAAGAAGATGCCTCACCGCAGCGGTTTCCAGCCACTGTCCGGTATGGCCATTCAGATACGCATCGCTGACCAGAAACTGAATGGCCAGACGGATATCTTCATCCGCGATAAATCCGCGGACGGTTTCCGGGAGTGCCTGCAGCTCTTCATCACTGGTGACCAGCTTGCAGTAATAATCACGCTCGATGCTCCGCTGCGCGGCGTTCACCATTTGCGTGAGCATGGCGTCATGCTCCGTGAAATCCAGTTCCAGGCGTAGCTGGTTTTTCACATCATCCAATGTCAGTATCAAAATCGCTGTCTCCCGGCTTCGGTTTCAGCGCGCGTTCGGCATCCTTCGGCCATACCGCGATACGGCGCTTAACCAGCTCTTCGGCGTGCGATCCTTCAAACCACGCGATATCACCACGGGAATAACGGCTATGCGGACCGAGGAACACAACGGATTTACGTTCTGCCTGTGCGACGACGTTCGCATGGTTTTCCTGTGCGGTCTCAGTCGCATGGTTGTCCTGTCCGGCCGTTTCTTCCGGCTCCACTGCTTTATTTTTCGCAGCCATACATTCTCCTTAAAGGGAAAAGCCCGCATATGCGGGCTTTATTAACAGAGGGGTGGGTTAGAACAGGACGCCGGTACCCAACACCAGCCCTTCCGGATGACGGAAGCCGATATCGTGTTCGAGGACGACGCGGATCAGCGACTGGTTTCGCGCAAACGCGGAAACCGTGTTGCCTTCGGCATCCAGATAAGTGGCTTCTCTGGAGAAATCGACCTTCATGGCGCCATCTTCACCGATAACAACATCATTAAAGTCAGCGAAATAAATTTCCGATTCCTTGCCACTTTCGCCCAGGTTAACCGGAATAGCGCTGGTATGCTGAATCGGATAGCCCTTGAGCATCCCCTGCGCCATTTCCGGGTAGACTTTGTTGCCGTTGCCGTCACGCAGGCCAAACAGCTTCATATAGGTACGGTTCGACATACCCCAGCCACAACGGATCATCAGGCTGTTGCCATCCATCGCCATCAAAATAATCTTGTCCAGGTACTCATCGACCGTGTTCAGGTTGATCGTGGAACCCGCTTCCCACGGCAGCAGGCGGTTCCACTGTGTCGCACGCGCCTTCATACCAATCGGTGTATCGCCGGTACCGTCATCGCGCATAAACGCTTTATCCTCACGAACAGAGATGGCGGTCAGAATATCCTGCAGGACCAGCTGCTCAACGTTAAAACCGGCGCGGCCAATCAGCTGGTTCGACATCGGGACCAGTGCGATCATGGTTTTGGCATTCAGTTTTACATCGTCGAATTTTGATTCAGACGATTTGGCATCCTTTCCTTCGCCGGTGTAGCTGGCTGTTGCACCGCCAGCCGAGCGCGGTAACGACAGATTACCGTTTGGCAGCGGAATGGAGCGGGCGCCCAGCTTACGGACGATGGTACGGTCGCTCAGCAGCTCGATGACTTCGTTTTGCATGTTCTCCGGGATGAGCGCCCCACCGGAACCCGCAGCGGTGGAAATGGCCATCGATACAGACTGATCATTCAGTTCTTCAGCGGCAAAGACCGCTGCATCACGCAGATCACCCTTCGCTGCGGCAATCGACATCACCATACGTGTCATACCTGCGCCTGTGTATTGCTTCGGCTCAGCTTTGACGATGACTGCCGGCCCCTGCTGGGTAGCCTTGACTGGCTTTGCGACCAGCGCCGCAGCACGTTCGGCGGCTTCCAGGCGTTCAATTTTGGCGCTGATATCAGTGAACTGCTGCTGCAGGTTCGCAAACTCCGTCAGCTGCTCCGCAGTCAGCGTGCCGCCGCTGGCGTCAATGGTTGCCAGGGCCTGAACCTGTTCGTTGATACCCGCACGCTGACGACGCAATTCTTCAATCTGTGGCATTTGATTTCTCTCTTTTTAGACATAAAAAAAGCAGCCTGCTGGCTGCTTAAGGTGACGCGGTTTGTGTTTGCGCCGGGTTACATTTTGGTTTGCAGGTCCATCGCGGCTGCCTGCATCTGAATGGAGGTTTTTTGACGGGGTTGCTGATACTTTGCCGCGATAGCATTGATCGCCGCCTGGGGGTCAGAGACTTCATCCGCCAGGCCGGCTGACACAGCGCCAGGGCCAAAATACAGCCCCGCCTGCGTATCAATGATGGCCTGCTGCTTCAGGCCGCGATATTCGGCCACTGACCCCGTAAACGTCTCGTACATTTCGTCGATCATGCCCTGGAACATACCCAGCGACTCTTCACTCAGTGGTTCATGTTGGGTGCCGTTATTTTTGTTATCTCCCCGGTAAATGGTGGTGAACGTCAGCCCCATTTTTTCTTCCATCTTCGACGTATCGAGGTGCTCCATGATCACACCAATCGACCCCACGCCACTGGTCTGGCTGACGATGATTTTGCTGCAGGCCGATGCGATGAAATACGCGGCGGAATACGCGCTGTAGTTCACAATCGCCGTGATGGGTTTCGTGTCGCGAGACTGATAAATGTAATCGGCCAGCTCCTTGCACCCCACCGCTGCGCCGCCGCCGGAGTTAATATCCAGAACGATTTCGCTGATTGAGGGGTCGTTTAACGCCGCCTGCAACTGCCCGCGGATCCGCTCGTAGCTGGTCAGCTCGGAGCACATCGCCGTAATCTGCCCCCGGCGTGGAACGAGAATGCCGTGAACGGGGATCACCGCCACCCCGCCGGTGGGCTGGACCTGCTCAGCAGCAGGTGATTTACCCGGATTCAATGCCATCTGAATGACGGCATCTTCGGTGATCCCCTGAATACGGGGGATGAGCACTGCTTTCACAGAGTCCATTGTTTGCCGGGTAACGTAATGCGGCACACCAAAGACCATATCTGCCAGGTGCGGCAGGTTAATTAATTTCGTTGTCATGTTGTCTTCCAGGTCATCCCGCGCGGCGGGAAATAATCAGGCTCTGGCCAGAAGGGTTTCGATTTCGGCCAGCTGTTTTGCTGTCGGCGACTTATCGCCAGGAAGGATCTTCGCGCTGTCGACCATATTGAGCGGCGTCAGGTATTTGTCCCCGCCGGCAATTGGCGGCAGATTCTCCATACGCCGGATATCGTTAGTGGATAGCCATCCCCACTGGCGGCCAAGCGCATACGATTCATAGCGTGACTTCTGGTCGCCTCTCAGCAGCCCGGAAACGTTGAACTCGATGTACAAATCGCGGCGTTCGCTGGGGAGAAGCAGATCGCGCTGCAGCGCCCCCTCATGGCGTTTCAGCCATGCCAGCAGCGTGTACATCACGAACTGCAGGCCTTGGTGCTCAATGTTGTTGTTGGTCGCTTTCGCCAACATCTGCACCATATGTGGCGGGATTTTATAGAGCCGACAGACCTCTTCCACGCCCCACTGTCGCGACTGTAGCAGCTGAGCCTTTTCGTTATCCTGTGACAGTTGTTTGTAGCTCATGCCCTCCTGCAGCAATGCCACAGAGAACATATTGTGAATACCGGAATGGCGCTCGGTCCATTTCGCCAGCAGGCGATCAATAGCATCCTGGCTTTTAATGGTCGCGGCCTCTTTCGGACGCTCGATCACCCCGCTCATCGTTGTCCCGCGCCGGAATGTCGCGGCCGCATGCTCCTCAACCGCCAGATTCAGCCCCAGAACATCGGCGTTCGTCTGAATGGGGGAACTACCGATATAGCCATCCAGAGAAAAGACCTTCACATGGTGCATCATGCGCATCGGCAGAATTTCGCCGACTTCCGGGAGCTGGTAATACGGCATACCGTCCGGCCCTTTCAGCACAATGACCTTTTTCGGGTTAATGGGGATCAGCTCTTTCGGGTAGCCTTTTCCGTCCCGTTCGATGATCGAGTAGCAATTTCCCTCCAGCCCCAGCAACCCCTGCTGCTGCTCGAAATACTCGAATGAGGTGTCTTTCCTGTTGGGCTGGGAGTGAATCAGGTCATAAACCGGGTGATCCGTCGCACGCTGGCGCCCGCCATTATTATCCCGCCGGTAAAGTTCGCACGGCAGCTGCGCGACGGACTCCGCCAGGAGGGTGACACAGGCCCGGATCGCAGAAAGTCCCAGAGCAGTTTCTGGCGTGATTATGATGCCAGTTTTGCTCTGGCTTGAACGAACCCCGCCCAGCATGGCTTCCCAGAAGCTATTCCCCGAGTATTGTCGGCCCCTGAACATCTGGGGTAGGAACATTATTCACCTCCGCCATTGCTGACGCCGGAGGAAAAGGCCCGGGTTGTCATATATGACCAGCCCAGACAAATAATCCCTCCTGTTATCAATCCCACTGATGGAGAAATAAGCCAGGCGCCTGCTGATAACAATCCAGCACCAGTGAGGCCGACAATAAAACTCAGAACTGAAATTAGCATGCTATATCTTCCTCATCATATACGGATGTCATCACTGAACTGTTAAGCATGGCGCGCCCCAGCCCCATCATTAAACCAACCGCACCATCTATCTTGTTCTGCCGCCCTTCCTTCCCGGGACGCACAATATCGTCACTTCCGGGAAGATACTGGCCGACAATATTGGAAATACACCAGTTCATGACAGGGTGTCCGTCATGATGGAATCTCCCCGAGATGAGCGCAGCCTCAATCTCTCTCATAGGATCACTCATATGGGTAAAATTTTGTCTTATCTCGACAGGCTCAAGCCCCTCTTCCTCGAGCATGTGACGTAATGAAGTCGCGCCATAAGGGTCAATGGGGCATTGGGCAATTTTTACGGTATTCCGCAATTTCAGGATCGTTTCAAATATCAGTCTGTAATCAACTTCACCGCCATCGGTCGGGATCAACTTCCCCTGCCGGACAAAGGACTGATAACGTTCTGCGGTACTCTTCAGCGCGGTCTCCTGCGAGTAAATGGTTTCTTCCGGTGCCCAGAACAGAGGAGAAACACAGTAAAAATGTGTTATTCCGTCTATTTCACGACGAAAAACCGGAACCACGGCATTGAGGTCAACTTTCGAGGCCAGATCGATACCCAGCCAGCATTCCTCCCCTTCAAAATCTGACAACTTAAGGGTTTTATCGGCCGCATCCATCCATTTTCTCAGGTCGTAATAAGCTGATTTTGCACTTACCCAGCGATTGAAATGTTTGGTCAGAATCTTGTTTGTCTGCCCGGGCGTCGACATACCCAATAATTGTTTCGCCCGGAGAAAATCTGCTTTTACCGAAATGCCATAGTTGGGGTTTGCCTTGATTAATGCCTCAGGAGTCGTCCAGTCATCATCATCATCAAGGCCATAAATCAGCCCAAATATGGTTTCATTTTCCTCGCCATTACGGGTTCTCCGCAGGATCTCGACAACCTGAGTACGCTTTTCATAGCAAGGGGATGTAATGTCATAGCCGGCGGTGGTGATGATCAGTGTCATCGGTTGTTCACGAGCCCCCATACCGGTGGTCATGGTGGTGTAAAGCGCATCAGTAGTATGTTCGTGATATTCATCAATGATGGCGCATGATGGCGAATCACCATCCCCCGGGTCACCGATCACAGGCGCAAAAACCGAACCGTCAGGGCGCGTCATTTTTTTTGCCCAGGGTTTTATCGAGAATTTTTGCCGCAATGCCGGCAGCTTTTTCACCATTTGCAGCGCCGGAGAAAATACCTTCCATGCCTGTTTTTCAGTCGTGGCGCCGCAATAGACTTCTGCACCATGCTCGCCATCTGCACAAAACATATAATTTCCTACAGCAGCGGCAATAGCGGATTTCCCGTTCTTTCTGGGCACCTCGATATAGATTTCAGAGAAACGACGCAGGCCTGTCTTCTTGTGTACCCATCCAAACGGTACGCCAAGAGCGAACTTCTGCCAGGCTTCAAATTCAATCCGGAGTTTACGCCGGGCCCATTCCCCTGAGGTATGAGGCATTTTCTGGGCAAAACGAAGAAATCGTTCTGCTTTGTTTTTATCGAAGCGGTAGGGCCAGTGGGGATCCTTTGCTCGTTCGAGGTCGTCCAGATGTCGCTGACAGGCAAGTATCGTTAACTGACACGCCAGAATCTTCCCGCCAACGATATCCCGCGCATACTGGTTCGCTGCATTGACGTTCGGATAGGTTGCCATCAGTCAAACTCATCGAATTCATTCCCGTCATCGTCCGGATCCTTTTGTCCGCTGGTCATGCGAAGACGACTGAGCGGATCTAACCCCAACAGAGAGCCCAGGCGGGCAAGCTGGGAAACCGAGTCATTCCGGACATTAACTGCAGGGTGTTTTTTCAGCCCCCCCATTTCACTTTCTGAGGTCAGTCCGCTGGCCAGCATTTTTTCGGCTTCGAGCATCAGATGAAAAGCATTGCAGTAAGCCAGCAACAAAGGTGCGTCCTCCAGCTCAAACACCCCTCGGTCGATGAGTATTTTGCTTTGCGTCTTCCACATTCTTATTGCCGCCTCCCCCATTAACTCAGCGGGAGGCGCAATACGTGTTAATTTGCTTTTTTGCCCGGTGGGTAAAGTGGGTTTTCGGCCACCACCGGACGATCGAATTCCTCCGGCCATAAACGTTCCTTTGATAGATGAAACCTTCCGGAAAAAAGTTTCTTATTTCTGGCGTGTAAAAATAGACTTCAACGGGCAGTCCCGAAGCGCGAAAGGGGTCAGGGATTTGCTCCCCCCACCCCTGGCTGCAGCTGCCTCTGTCGAGGTGGAGGTCGTCATTCCGGCTGCGCCGACGGCGAATACGGTTCGCATTGGTGGGCCGGCGTATCTCAGACGTTCAAAGAACACCAGTTGTTATACCGGCGATCAGGATCCTGTCGCTGTAGCAGATCCTCCATCGGCCTGCAGTACGCTTTCTGGTAGCCGTTCATCTAATGGCTGGTTCTCGAACACCTTCATGCCAAACTGACCGATCCAGGTGCTGACTGAGTTGATGTTCCCTGCGATGAAGTCGGTCACCTCGGCGATCAATCCTTTAACGACGACATCCGTACTCTGACGCCAGTAATTCTCAATCGCGACCAGCAACGGATCGGAACCATTACTGACAGATTGTTCACCTACGCTATACGTTTTTTTCTTCGCGCTATCGGTGATACATCGCAGCTGGCTGGTCTGGACGGCCCCAGCCTCTGCAGCGATGACCTGCATCGTCAACGTAGCCACTTTGTTCCCGTCTGCATCAGCGCTGGATGCATAGAACATGGAAAGCGTCAGATCCGTGCGTTGATACATCATTGCTTACCTCCACGACGATGACGTGAACGGCGACCACCGGGAACCATTGTCTGTTGTTCCTGCACCAACTCCCCCTCTAAAGGCTCCTGATCCAGTACAGGTGATGAAACAGGGGCCGGAGCAATATCATGTGCAATCGTCAGTTTCAGCAGTGGGCGGCCGCCCTGGACATGCTCAAAATGGATGCCATGTACGGCTTCATTCATTCGTGACTGACCATCCGTCTCCAGAACGGTCAAAACACCATCAACGTATTCAATTTTGAAACTCTTCATCGGGTTCTCTCTGTTGCTGTTTTCTTGCTGTGGCAGGTCCAGCACAATGACTCCAGATTAAAGTCATCATCGGTACCGCCATGAGCTTTAGGAATGATGTGGTCGACACTTGAGGCTTTCGTGGCAATACCGTCTCGCCTGCAGTTCTGACAAAGGTATTTATCCCTCTTCATGATACGGGCCCGTTTAATTTCCCACGGTCGACCATAACCACGTTCCTGCCGAGTTTTTCCGGGCTGATAGTTACGCCAGCCATCACCAGCGTGTTGCTGCCTATGCATCTCACAGTATCCTCCGACATCATTGGTCACAGCCGTGCATCCTCTGTGCCGGCAAGGTCGTTTAGCTCGTGGCGGCATAAACATCCTCGAGCATGAGTTGAGGGAGAAGAGTTAAAGCGGCACTGTCGATGAGAAACTCTGAAACGGGCAGCGATGAGCATGACAATCCGTCACACTCAATCGCCACCAGCTTCTCGTCTACGTATGCAATTTTTAAGTTCTTCATCGCGTTACCTTTTGCGAATAAAAAAGCCCCGCAGATGCGAGGCTACTGGTTAAATATCAGGGTGTTACTGTGAAAGCTCAGAGTGTAAGGTTGCGGCTCAGCCTATCTGTGGTGGGACACAGTTAAATATTGTACTTGCAGAGGAATGGCTGATTAGCTCTGCTTAAGGAACTTTAAAATGGAAGAAGAAATTAAATATAACATCGAGGTGGATTGCTCAACTCTGGAGTCTGCAGCAAAAGAAATAAGAGCTCTCAAAGGTCTTCTGGCAACTATGTTTGTTTGCCTTGATCAGGATATGAAGAGTGTCGTAATACATCAACTTTCGCAGATTGATGATGAATACAACCAGAAAAACTTGGAGATGCTAAAGCAAATCCAACATATCCATAACCGACCTTAATAGCTATGGCAGACGGTTACAGGCTGTCTGCCGATCTATTATTTATTTCGATATCTTAATTGTAGTTCCGCAATCTTACAGCCCATAAAGTGTAGTAGTGCCTCAGCAGCATCTAACCGTTTGAATACCTCATCAATGTTTGGCTGCATACCTGAAGCGTATATCTTACCCTGCGTTTGAATGCTCCAAGCACTGACAGAGGTCAGGGTATTATCCGGTTTATAACACTCTGCAGAGGAAATTGCCGCTGAGACTACAAGCTCCTGCAGGTCTGGGCGATCATGTTCCACCACCAGAGATTCATCATTCGCATTGACATCATAAGATAAGGTAAACGGAGCGGTAGCCTTGCCTGATATAACCTTCTCGACCAGCACGCAACCAGACTGAATGACTTTAAATCTGACTTTGACCCCACAGACAATGCCATCATTAATCTGTTGAAGGTTTGTAATAGTGACTTTCAACGTTTTCAAGTTGCTTCTCCTCATTATCTCTTAAAAGGGATATCGTTTTTTTATCCCTTAGAGGGGATAGACGTTCGCACCGATTCGTAAATCCGCTCACAGGGCATTCCTGTTTCCCCTGATTGGTTTTGTCACATATTCTCGTCCAGGATGTCCTCAAGCCATGAAACCGGCTAAAAAAAAGGCCGCATAGATATGCGACCTTTGGTTAGTACCAGTTAGAAAACTAAAATCTCTCAGGAGCCACCCAAGAGAGGCTTTTCTGCTTTTTAACTGACCACTGCCGTTTCGGTGTTGGCTGGCAGTGATAACGTGATGATAGCTTCATTTAAGTTATCGATAGCATTTAAATATCGAAAGAGCTCATTGAACCAATCATTTTCAACTTGCCGGAACATTCAACCAGAGCAACAGGCTTCTATGCTGGTCTTTTGAGAGCAATTATCAGTTCGCCCTAACGAGGCTGGTAACTAACATATTATTCGATGGTTCCTTAGACAGTGACCCATAAATCTAATTGTTTAATGTACCATTGGATGGGCACACAAATAACCACACCATCCCCAAAGTTAACAGATTTGATAACACACCCTTGTGGCGGAAAAAATTCCGCACCAGTCTGGGGCCGGATCGAGCGCTCAATGCCGTAACGATAACCGCATGGTAGTTGTGGTAGTAAGTTTACTGTCATGAGTGGCTACTTAGTTTAGAGTGGTTTGAGATCCTATAGTGCATGACATCCCCTGAATTAGATACAAACATTTCGATGCTGAAAGCTTGAATGTCTTGTTTTCAGATTTTTTGTTCACTTAAGGCCACTTATTTCATGTGCTATGCCTGTTACTTACTCATCGCCCGATAGTACGCCTGCCAGCGATACTTATCCAAACGGAGCTGGCGCAGGCATTGAGCGGTTTCTACATCAGACTGTAAATCTTCATCGCTGTCATTCCCTGCGTCACTTGCTTTGCACGGCGGACTCATCAAATCCGGGGATGGAGTTGGCAGCATCGATGGCGCGCTGACGCAACTGCACAGCAGCATCATCAAACCTACACACAGTACGATTCGGAGACTGAACATATTTCACCACGTCGCGGGTTATTGTTTTGTAGATGACCTTACCCGCTTCGTTAGCAGTCGCGGCCTTTTCCTCTACAGGCTTAATGGCATTCTCGGCCTTCTCTCTCTTCTTCGCAGCCTGAGCATTGATGTGATCAGCGTGGGAACTCCATCCCATACGCCATGAAATGGCACAGGACATTAGCAGGATTGCTATTGCGATGATAACGGCGGTTAAGCGACTCATCTTTGCTCCCATAAACACACTTCACGCTCAATTTCCCTCCGGGTAATAAGTCCTTTCCACTGCTTACCTTTGGCATAGGTCCAGCGGCGCAGCTGATCACACGCACCTTTCTGGTCACCCCGGTTGATTTTGCGAAGCAGAGTAGAGGTCTGGAAGTTCCCGGCTCCGACGTTATAGGCGAATGAGTACAGAGCCCCACGCATTGTTTCTGGGATCGGTTTTTTGATGTAAGGGTTGATCTGCCAGGCGACGGTATTCAGGTCTTTATTTAGTAGCGCCCGACACTCTGCCTCGGTATAGGTTTTGCCGAGCATGATGTCTTTACCTGCGTGGCCGTAGCAAACCGTCCAGACACCTACCACATCCTGATAAGGGGAGTATCGCACTCCCTCAAGCCCATCATTACCCATCGGGCCAGTGATGAGTGCAGAGGCAATCGCCAGGGCCCCGCCGCCCACCGCCGCAAGAACAGTTTTACGTAGTGTCGGAGACATTATTCACCTCGAGCAGCTTTTCGCCGGTCTTCTTTAATTTTGAAGTACAGATTCGTCAGGTATGTCAGCAAGCCAAATACCAGACTTCCCAGAACACCAATAGCGGCCCACTGGGATGGGGATACTTTGTCGAGCAATTGCAACATCCAGAACCCCGCGTTACCTGCGGACGTTCCGTAGGCAATACCTGTTGTTAGCTTGTCCATTCGATACATACTCCACCTCCGGGTTAACGGGGTGCTTTGTGTTTGATAAGGTTCAGGACCGGCAGGAGGAAATCTTATCAATGATGATTCCAGGTACCTGAAAATGAAAAAACCACCCTGAATAGGTGGCTAGATAATTCAACGCGAGCTATGTGCCCGGGGATAGTGTATTGTTGCGGACCATTCATTAGGAAATATCATATGCAACAACGCAAAAACTCAAAAAACAATCGCAACTACCTCATCAAATGTACCTGCCCTAGCTGCACCAACCAATCAGAACATAGTTACACCCGAGTCCAGAAAGGCTCTGCGCTGATGTGCCCTCACTGTAGTAAGATTTTCACTCAAGACAAACTTCCCACCGCTTAGGCTTTACATCATCATAATCTCTGGTAATGCATCCACTGCTGCGCTCGTATAGATTAGAGAAGTAAGCCCATTAGGCAATGCGGCCGATGAATACCTGTTAGACGGGTCTCGGCTTACTGGCAGAAAATTAACGTTCTGGCATCGGCAAGATAAAAGGCCTGCCGCAATGGAAGGCCTTTAGGGGGTTATGCAGTATGTGTGGTGCCGGGTGCCTCCCGGTAAGTCTGCCCCAGTCAACAGACCCGCGTGTGTGCTCAAAGAAAAAATTGACTGGTCGCCCCACCGCACAGGGGGATTCACCACACACCCACATTAGCTACACGATATGCGCCTGGTCAATTCAATGTAACCAGTAAAATACATCTTTCGGAAACTGTATAACCTAGCGGGCAATAATTAATCACTGCATATTTAATCATTACAAAAACAACAATAAATTTTCATATCTGTTATCAAATTAAGAAAAAAATACTGTTAGGAATTTTCTCACTTAACTCGCACACTACGCCTCACGCGAACCACAATATCCATAGTCTTTCAGAGGATAAGCTCACATGACAACCATAATGATGCTAGCGTTAGCTGTTGTTCTTCTTTTAGTTGCAGTGGGTTCACTGATGTCTTACATCAAAGAAAGACGCGGATATAAAAAAACTTTCAAAAAAAGATATTAACGGTTATCCACTTTTCAAGAAGCAGGGGTAGTGATACGTAAACATTCCCCCTGTTTTTTTGCTACCACCTTTGGGAACAAAGAACTGCCTTAATCTATAAGTGCTCTCGCTTGTGATGTTCAATTTACCGTTAAAGCGCTCAAGCTGTTGAGCTAAAACCGCAGTCTGGTGCGAATCTTGCGCGTATGAGATTAAACGTGAAGTACAGCACGCTGTAATCCAATTACCATGACCTGATTACTGATGTGAAAAGCCCAAGTAGTGCTTAGGCTAGATTATGAACAAAAAAAACCCGCTTAGAGAAGCGGGAAGAAAGTTGGCAACCAAGGCTGTAACGAAAGGAAGGTGCACCTAATAGTCCGAGCTACCGATTTACCAGGAAAGCCTTCTTTTTTTACCGTTACGTTCGTTAACCATAGCCTGACAGACAAAAAGAGCAAGGCTTTTGTCATTACAGTCACTATGTTAAGGCATTAGTGTGGTGCCGGGTGCCTCCCGGTGAGCATGCCCCAGTCGGCATGGCCCGCGCTGCATTTACAGGTTTCTGTAACTGACTGGTCGCCCCTCCGCATAGGGGGATTCACCACCTCGATAATTTATGATGCAAACATTCAAAGTGTCAATATCTGACCATACCGCCAGCGCCTCTGCCATAATATAAGCCAACAACGCCCACTTAAATTGTATGCATTCTAATGCTTAAAGCTATTGCGAAGCCCTGACTCAATGTAGCACTCACTGATATCAGGTAAATACGAGGTAAGTAAAATGCTATCTACTGATAACCAAAGAATTTCAGAGATTTTTGAACGTTTGGCAGAAATAGCAGCTAAAACTGCTGAATTAACAAGCAACCCTAATCTATCCCCTGCTCAAAAGCAGGCAGCATGTGACAGTTACTTTAGCGAACATGATCAGTTAACAACCGAAGCCCTAGAGATCTTCAAAAAAATCACTAAAAATCCTCAGTGAATGCTGAAGCATGTGAGATTGCGTATGCAATACGACGATATGACAGGGGTATTGATGCAGCGCATCTCGCGAATACCCCTGTCGTATCGCCGGAAAGCAAAAACCCCGCACGGGCGGGGTTTTCGTTATATTCAGATTGTCGCTTTTTGTCGCTGCCGAGTGGCGCAGCTCTGCCAAGCATGAGGGAATTATCTAACTTTCTGGCCCATTTTCAATACCAAAAAGGCAACATAGCACTTTTTGCTAATCCGCATGAATCGCCTTATGAACAGAAAGGAAAGCTTTTGCTCTGAATATTTCAAGACACCAGCGCACTCTTTTCCGGGCCTCACTGTCTGTTAACCATGGCGCCACCAGCTGTATTTCCCGTGTTATGTCTGAGATTTTTTTGCGGGTGGTGTAATAGTTAACGCCAACGAGATAAACAGGATCACCCGTTTCAAATATCGCCAGTACACATCGTTCAACAAATTCAACATCATCCTCAGTGATCGCAGCGTCAATGGCGACAGTTGCAGGTTTTGGCCACAAAATGGCATGCGCCCTGCTTAGTGCCTGCCGCCCGCGATAGCCTTCACTCCTTGCCTGCTCGATTGCTGCCGTAAAGCGCTCTAGTGCTCTATCTGACCAGTGATCACCCTTCATACCTCGCCAGCATGAATGTCCTGATGGTTTGCGCGGGGCCGCACCTCCTCTCATACCTTCTCCCCATACAGTAAGCAGAGATTTTATCCAGGCGGACTGAATGCCATTAAGGGGAGTGAATCGGCCCAGCCAGCTTTTGCGCGGGGCGGCGGCCACTTTTTCTAATCCTGCACGGTGTAGACGGCGTTGACGTGGTGTCATTCTGTTCTTCTCCTTACTACGCCAGAACGCCGAGCGCGTATGCCCGGTCCAGCAATTTAATAATTAATACCGGCTGGGTGCCGTATTCACGCTCAAAAGCGGCAGGGTCATGGTGCAAAGCACGGTGGTGCTTGCGGCATAATGGGATCGTAAAAACATCGTGGGCCTTGGTGCCTACGCCGCCCTGCCCCCAGCCAATAAGATGATGTGCATCATCTGCAGGCTGCCCACAGCACATACACGGCTGTTTTTTAACCCATGAGATAAAGTCAGCTGATAACCATCGGCTCCGCTTAGGTCTCGCGAATAGTGTCGCCGGTGCAACAGGATCGACGTTCACAGGAACCAGAGGTTTGCCCGGCGTTGTTATTGCCGTTGGCTTGATTGTTTTTTCGAGACGGGGAGAAAGAATACTGGTGGCCGGTACCGACGGAACAATCTCACTCTCCCTGTAAACCGATTTAATGCCATCGTCTTTAATACGCAGGGATCGGCGCGCCATTTCTTCTGTAATTTCATCGCCAATCCCGGCGCCTACCGCCCACCAGCATAGTTCCGCCAGAGACAATGAGCGCTGAGCGTCCAGACCAAGCGCGATGCGGGCAGTGTCGATTACCCAGTCAGCGTTGTTAACACCTACCAGTTGATCGAGGGTTTGTTCCGTTTGGTTTTTCAGCTCATTATCACAGTGCCAGCATGCGATTATTACACCCGTCGAATGGCGAAACGGGACAAGCTCATGGTGATGGTAATCGGAATGTGTCCACTGACAGTTTTTAACCTGCCTACGCAACCATGACTCGAGGGCACTAACCCCACCAGCTGCAGTGATAACTGCCTTCTTCATGAAAAAAGGTCTGATCCCCATATCATCCCGCAACGGCTGCCGGGCATCAGGAAGACGTCCGCTGGGTATCTTTTTCATGCTTGCCGGCGGCATTTCAACAAGAACCCGGCCGGCACCGAATAACGGCATTAATTCACTACCCGGCTTAAGCAGCACAATTCCAAGATGGCGTGCAATATCCACGTTAAGCAAAGCTCGCATCAGTCCCTCCACATCTTCTGTATGTAGGTCCTGTCAATCCGTGGCGGCTTCTTCGATTCCGGCAACAACACGCGGATCTCCCACGATGCAAAGTCTCTGGATAAGCTCTTCTCAACCACACAGTTATTTTTACGGTATCGCTCCACCAGCTCTGTAGCCTCAGCCTCTGAAAGCTGCTCGTGTAAAAACCAACTTTTCTTCATGGCTGATCACCGAACAGTCGCAAAAACTCAATCGCTCTTTCCCGCGCTCCGGGTTCTTCAGCGATCATTTCCTGCAGCAGCTGCACGGCGAGCATAGGCTCCTTTCGCCCGACGATTGAAATTCCTCTGGAGACACGGCGAGAGAGTTTTATAAAATTTTTTCTCTCTAACGCACGCAGATGCAACAGGACAGCATTAGACGAGCTAACGCCGAGCATATCGGCCAGCTCAGATAGCGTAGGTGGGTAGCCATGCTGATTGATGTAGGCCACCAGCAGATCGAAAACTTCCTGCTGTCGAAAAGTGAGTTTCGAAGACGAGAGTAAACCGGCGCTCGTTGAAGGAGCACCAGTCAGAGGGGATTTTGATACTTCGGTTGTTTGCGTCATGGCTTCTCTCCGTGACGCAGCAGGTATAGGTTGTTCAGGCCTATGACGGGAGTGTAACAGAACCAGGCGGAACCTGGTAACCAACTCCAGACCTAGCCTTTTCAATCATCTGTGAAAAGAGAGAGAGAGTCCCCACGATCTCATCCGGCTGCAGAGGCATAAACGAAACAGTATCGCCGCGCCGGTACATCAAAGCGCGCTCACATACAGGAAAGGATGTCAGACGGGCAACGATCACACCATCGTCGCATCTGATAATTGCATAGCCGGTGTTCGGCATTTCTTGTTTTTTACCCACAGCAAAATCCTCAAAAAAAACCAGGTGAGCCACTGGGCCTCAACTTAACAGAACCAGTCATCAGCGCTTTCCCAGGTATCCTGAAGGATTTCTTCGATACGTTTTTTATCTCCGTCCATTCCACCAAGCACGGTCAACCCATCAGAGCTGGCCCGACGAATCACAAGACTGCAGTTATTAAAGTTTTGATCCAATCGCCGCAGTAACTCCTTCTCCAGAGCAGGCACAGCGCCATCCGGCAATTTTTTTTGGCGATCAATTGTGATTTCCACTCTCATAACTAGCTCCTCATGCAAATACTGTATAAATAAACAGTATACCTGTTAGGCGAAATGTTCAAGATCTTAATGTCACTTTTCACTACCCATGCTCATGTTTAGCTTGATCTTTTCTCCATAAATGAAAAAAAACCGCCATAGCGGGTCGAGGTTTAAATTACAGGTATTTGGTCATCGTCGTGGTGATAAGCGCGGTTGATCAGGAAAGTTACCACCCCTTCAACCACTACATCATCAAGAGCCTCACCTTCTATAGCTTCACCTTCGGTGGTTATAAGGGAACGACCACGTACGATGGCAAACTGAACGTTTCCTGAGCAAGATATAAGCACATGATCTCCCTGACGTGCTCGACGTGACACATCAACAACGGCATAACCAGCGCTCGTTTCAATGACCCTGCAGTTTGCATCGAAACGGCAAAGGCTCGCTACTGTAAGTCTTTGTTCAACATAATCATTTGCTGGTGATGGGAATCCCACAATAGTATCCTCGCACGATAATACTGTATATAAATACAGTATTATCGGAAAGCGATTTAGTCAACTAAGCAGCCTTCAACTTAATGCATAAAAAAATCCGCGTTCACGCTCGGCCCTGGCAACCATACGTACCGAATAAACAAAAGGCGGGAGCATATTGATCTGCTAAGAAGAAAAATACCTAAAAAATAGTCACTTAAAATTAGAACGGTGATGATTAATACACTTATATACTTTGTCAATTATCTCCAAACAATTATCAATAAAACTATCATCGACTTTAACGAGTGCAAAAATACCAGAAACGTCACCTTCTTCAAAGATTGGTGTGGTCTGACTCTCAACCACGAAGTTAAGGGTGTTGATTTTACCAATAAGGCTCTTATAGCTGACCCCTTCACCATGCTTGAGAGCATTAATTGCAAGATAACAATTATGAAAATTTTCTTTTAAAGCATGCTCGCCTGCTTGCTCTAAAATCATCTCTGCATCTTTGAAACCTCTTCGACATCCAAGCATTTGTTGCAGATATGCTTCAAAAATAGAAAACAAACCAACCGCATGTATCATCTTTTGTAAATTTAGAGCTTGTAATTGTTTAACTGGGGGAGTTGAGCCGGTTTCTGATAATTCCTCTACTGCTTTTTCATAAGCTTCGTTTATTACATTGAGTGAAAAATATGTACATTTATATGCAAGCTCATTGAATTGGTGCATTTTTTATTTCCTTCAAGTTTGCAAAAAGTCATTGCAGCACAATAAATAATTTAGTTCGCAAGTTAAACTGAGCCATAAAATCCACCCTCACTGCTATTGACATCAAAACAAGATAAATATCAATCATTTTCCAATGCCGTAGGTGTGTCTGGATCGATTATAAGAAGGGAGATCTGAACAGCTATTTTTATATATCGTTCAGCTTCATCCTTGGTAAGTTCGAAATCTTTTAAATGACTAGCTTCGTTTCGTAACTTTCTCATTTTATTGACTAAGGCAGCGGTTGAATTATCAACTTTCCCTTGTTTTACCAACCAGTCAATAAATAACAAAGGGTTTATTCGTGGAACAGATGCCCCCTGGACAAAACCTGCTTTCCCTGCAGCCTCTTCGATTAGTAACCAAGATTCCATAATTGCGGCTCTAGGAGATACATCTGCAATTCGCTCTAATTGAGCCATACGTCTAGAAAATTCAACACCTTCCTCAGGAAGATCTTTTGATGCTTCCGCCAAAGGTGTTTCACCTGCTAATTCCTCCACCACCTTTAATCCCAAAGTGAATTCAGCCTCAGCATTTCCAAGCTTTACTTTTGATAATCGGAGAATAAGTTCTTTAACATCATTACCATATTTCTGAACGAACCATACAAAAGCCAATGGCCATGCCAATGCTGAGACTAAATCTGCAATAGTAGACATTTTTATCCCTCTTGCCCCCCTTCAATTTCTTTACTTATGCAATTTTGAAATAATTACACAGTTATTTATTTAAACATTGAAAGCTAATCTACAGCATTTGGCTGCAATGTGTAAATGTCTACTACTGGCACTCAGCGGATATTTTTACCTTTCCCTGCGACGCGATCTAAACTTAACTTTAACATCCGGCATCTGATAGCGTTGAGTTCTTTTCGACAAATCAGCTCCTCGCAGCGTTGCGCAAGCAGCGGTTGCGCATTCTGGCAAGCATCCACAGCTCGTTTGCTGTTGTCGTCATTCCAAGCATCGATGTGTAAACAGTCGCAGCCCGGCGCCACAGCTTTTTGTCTTCCAGCGTCTTCGCCAGGGACAGTGAGTTTTGGACTTTTTTCACATCCTCTTCAGATAATGGTGTTGCAGTCTGCGGCAGGGCAACATCGGGAACCTCAACGCCTGCAACCACTCTATAGACATACTGGTAGCCGTTATGGGTACGATGGAGTTTTCCCGCGGCATGGAGCTGCCGCAGCAAGTTACCTGCTGTACTGGCTTGCAAGTCCAGCGCATCACAGACATCCTGCAGGACGCATTCTGGCGTCCTGCTAACGATAGCAAGCACCATCTGTGCTTTGGTTACTTTGGCTTTTGATTGTTTGGTCATGGTCAAAACTCGTTTACTTGGTTAAACCTGCCGCCTTGCGGCGTTTGTACTCTTCCACCAGAAGCTGTGCTGGTGTCGGCCCAGCCGGATGTCGCGGCGCTTCAAGCTGTCGGCAAATCGGGGGAATCGAAAACCCGTTAGCCAGGTGTTTGGTCCATTTCATGAGTAAGTTTTCTGCCAGTTTTTTTAGTTCCCCCTCTGTGAGGTTTCGCTCAACCCCAGTTCTGCGCATCTCAATGCAAATGTGATACAGAACATCCTGTTTCCATGGGTATTTGTCGCTGCCCGAGTATCGGTAAGACTCATTCCTCCAGCGCTTGTATTCCGCCATTACAGATTCGGATGTCAGATTGAACGGGTTAGCACCGCTGGCAGATACCAGAGCAACGAATTCAGCCAGATCCGGTGGCCATGTGTTACCCGCGGCGCAGCGCTCCATGCACTGACTGCAGACCAGAGTAATCTGGGCTTCACTCATCGATCCAATCTGGGCAATCCACATATCCGAGGGCGCCGCCCCGTTCTTCTGGGTCCACCGGTTCGAAAATATTTCCCCCATGACTGTCCATAGCCGCCATGCCGTATCCGCCGCCAGCAAGTCCGTTTTGCTTTTCCCAGCGTTCTCTGGCTGCCTGAATTTCCTGAACTGCCCGGGATGCGGTGTTAACTGGTTGAATTCCTGCATGGTCTTTACCTCCGGTTGCTGGTTGTGGTTTAGATTTGGCTCTGGCACTTATCACGCTGCGGGCAAATTTCTGCTCCCATTGAATCTGAGTGAACACTTTCCCCTCGGATTTCCAGTACGCGATGAACTCTGCCAGCTCTGTCGGCAGGTATGCCGGTTCGGGAAGCGCTATACCCCAGGTAGCAGCCAGCCGCGGCCAGTCCTGTGACGGCAGCCAAAGGTCGTGCATGGTGAATTTCCCGATCGGAATATCCACTCCTGGCAGATACTGAGGTTGCTGGGGAAAATTTCTCTCCTGCGCATAGAGAGTGGGGTTTGATCCTTTTCCCTTCCCTTCCCTTCCTTTTCCGTCAGTGAGTCCTCCATGAGGATTCACTGAGTCCTCACTGAGCCCTCCTTGATTAGGAGCTCTCTTTTCTTCCTTTCCTGCCTTAGACTCAGTGAATTCTGGCGGAAGAGGTATTTTTGAGGCCGAAGGCCTGTTTATTTTTTGATGCTTAAGGAAACCTTTAATCTGCAAATAGCAGACATCATTCACTGAATACTCAGTGAGTAATCCATGAGTAATCAGTTCCTGTATTAGTGGTTCGCAATCGAGCACGTCCGCAGGGAAGATTTGCATCTTCAACCGTTTTGGCGAACGCTCAAGGCATCCCATATCGTTGGCGAAGTTGAACAACCCGATAAACAGGAGACGCGCTGGAATTGAACATTCCACCACCTTCTCATCTGTCCAGAATTCAGGTTTAACTGTTCTGATGCGGGCCATCTGAAACCTCTTATTAACCAGCTGGTGCTGGTGGTCATTGTCAAAACTCGATTAGAAAAATTGCGGCGCTACGGCGCTGATGCTCGCCAGTAGTGGTCCCGCCGCATCTGCAGGGAGCATGTTAAAAAGTGCAATTGCAGCCTCCCGTATTTCACGCTCTAGTTTCTGCAGAGGTGCGCCAAGTAACTTGGCCTGGTGCGCTTCGCTGCATTCTTTGATTGCATTGGCCACCAGCTCGGTTTCAGTTAAGCCATGTTTTAGGCCATATTTGCGCGCGATCTCTATCGGCATTGCATCAGCGATCGCCGCCGAAAGCTGGATGACATAACTAGTGTACTTCTCTGAACCGCCCTCGTTTTTCAGGTAGCGATACAGATTTTGTTTATTGACGCTGATACCGCGCCCGTTTTGTTTCTCCCACTGTTCGGCCACCAGCTGTGCGACGAGCTCCTGCGCGCGACCAGGTAATGAAGATTCCCATTCCTGAACAGCGGCAAAAATAGCCCTACACTTTTGGCGATCGCGGCGCGTCAGCGAATAGTGATTTTTGGTTTTCAGTTGCACCGCCATGTCTTGGGTATAATTTTCAAAAGAGATGGTTTGCATTTTTATTTCTCCCTATGATTTGAGGGTTCTGGAGGGAATACATCATCAAGCGAACAACTAACCCCTAACGTATTAAGTGCGGCCACGATATGACGAGAATCAGCTAGGCTTGGAACGCGTAAGGATTTTTCATAGTTGGCTAACCGAGGTTGGTTCCAACCAGCCGCCTTAGCCAAGGCTTGCTGCGAAATGTTGGCTTTTTTCCGTAAATGCGAAATGTAGTTCATACAGTTCTCCTGTTGTGTAAAACGATGTTCACATATCGTGAAATAACTGTCAATACAAAACGTGAATCACCAATATTCACTCTTCGTGATAAAGTGAGGGTATGAAGACACTTGCTGAAGAAATCGGTGAGCGCATCAAGGCGCTAAGAACTGAGAAAGGAATGAGCCAAGGGCAGCTTGCGAAATTATGTGGCTGGTCTGGGGCGTCGCGTGTCGCCAATTATGAATATGGCAATCGAAACGTTGGTGTAGATGATGCATTGTCCTTAGCGAAAGCATTAGGCACCACGCCCGTTATGATTTTATTTGGCGAACAAAGTGATCCATCGAACTGGTTAACAGACAAACAAAAAAGGGTTCTTTCCCTATTCAATCAATTGCCTGAAGCTGAACAGGAACGCATGATCGATACCTTTGAGCTTAGACTTAAAGAAATTGATGAGTATGTAGAAAAATACCTACGCGGAAGATACAACCCCACCTAACTCAATCAAAAAATAAGCATTGCATAACCGGCCTTGAGCCGGTTTTTTTGTACCCTTACCAATAAATTACACAAAATGAGTAATTTTGATTTCACATTTTGTATTGACAACAATTTCACGACATGTGAAACTTCAAAACACACAAAGCAGTATGGGTCATCGAGGCAGGAAGCCCACGAAGTAGCTGCCGGCGGCATACGAAACACCGGATGAGATGACGACAAGAAGAATTCGCAGCAGGTTATAACGTTCCGCCGGCCGGCGTTACAGGCATGAGATAGGGCATCACTATGAGAATAGATATATCCAAGATAGGGAAAATTTACTTTTTACTCGTCTCCCCAATCAAACTCTCTGTCGCGCAGGATTTGGAGGCCCGATTCGGAGACCGCGTAATCATTGCAGCTTTTGGTACTGATATCACGTCCATGGGCCTGGCACCAGGTGATGAAATCGTAAGTGCTGGCTACCACCTTCACAGCCTGGATACCGCTGTTTTCGTAGCGCTCCACCATGCTATCGGTGCGGATACGCCAGTCGTGGTAGTCAAAGGGAAGGACGTAAGCATCTGAAAGGATTTTTTGGAATTCTTCATAGTGAGCGGGATTTTCGTACCAGAAGACAGGTATAGGGCTACGAGACATTTTGCTCTCTTTTATTTGGCTGTGTGAGAGCGCCAGGAATACCACCGAGCCTGAAGTGGTGAAAAGACAGGCATCACGACTAGTAGGTTTTGCAATGCGGTGAATGCGGCTATGCGCACGCGGCACAGTTAAAAAATAAACATGGCGGTTATTCACATGTTGTGGGGAAAAAGTTGTCGGCGGTAGTTGTTAACTGGCTGCCGTCACCGGGAGGCACCCGGCGCCGCATTGCAAAACCACATCCTAATACTGAGTTAACTGGAGATAACTATGAAGGATTTTGCACGAGTACCTACCGGCAACCAGGCGACCCGCCTGAACTGGTTCGAGGTGAGACTACGCCAGCTGTGTTACTTGCTGGCGCAGAAAGGAAACCCTGAGGCTGAGGCATGAATACCCTGTTTGCCCTTGTCATCAGCGTGTGTGCTCTTACTGGTGAATGCTCTGATGTTCTGATCGGTGTTTATCCATCAGAGGCCAGTTGCAACAGCAACGCCGATGAACAAAAAATACAGGGCCAGTGCCTCCCTTACCGAAATGCACAAAAAATGGCTGACGACCAACAGCCTGCAGTGAGTTTTTGAATCGAGTTTTGACCAATGGCTTACCAGCCTAATGCCCGGTGCACAGGGCATTGTGATGGTAATACCGCCATCGTAACCAAACAGGAGGCGAGGCCTGTTCTGGTTAAATTGGAAAAATTATCTTTGCCCGCCCAAGGCGGGCCTTTTTCCGGAGGCTTTATGTCAGCTAATGATCTGGCATTGAAATTCAGTAACACACCAGCTGAGCAACTCATCGGTATCCTGCCGGTCCTCGAGGTGAAAGAGGCACTGCGTGATGAAGTTGAAGAGGATGTTTTAGACGAAGTGTGGACTGAACATAACTTCGAAATGGAAGCCATGGGCGAACAAGTCGATGAAACGGCCAGGCTTGCAAGGAAGTTTGAGCTGATTGCCGAATCCTTTGGAACAGCAATAAAACTGGCTCTTACGCAGCAGCATCAGGAAGCGCAAGCAACCTTGATAAAAGTGCTAGAGGAATACCCTGGTTACGGCAAAGAGCCTGCAGAAGCCTCATAAAGCACAAAACCCGCGCAAGGCGGGTTAAGTACCCGGTCAGCCGACCAAAGCTTTCCGGAATCGAGTTTTGACCAATGACCACCACCAGGGCGGCTGCCATCAGCTGCCGGGTATCTTACAATCCAAAGGAGCCCAAACGCAATGAACAACTATCCGTATCTCATTAAAGCTAAGGCAAAAGCAAACGAAGCGAAAAGCCTCTTCTGCTGGTTCTCTGCTAAATCCGATTCTCGCGCCGAGCGCAAAATCCTGGACATCCTGGAAGACGCTGAAATTAACGTTGGCCGCGGCGCCAGCCATCAGCTGCCGATCCGCACCAACTGGCTCATCGTTGATGACTTACCGGAAGAAGGTGTACTGGATGATACCTGGTGCGATCGTTACGAGCTTGGTGGTAAAGACGGGCTGACATGGCAAAAAATCGTTACACCGGCGGCTGCTGAACCACAGCCCTCCAGTAAACCAGAAAACGATATCTCTCCTGCAAATAGCGATGAAGAGGACTATTCGAACAATGAAGAAGCACTCTTCAACCTAGCAGAAATGTCATTCCGCACGCAGCTGCTTGCCCAGTATATGGCCGACGAACGTCACGTGTATCACATTAGCATTCCTCATCGTAACCGCCTTTCAGCGATGGAAATGGATACGGATAATCACGGTGTGCAGAATCTGCTGCTGACGGCAGAAAATATTCCGGAGCTTAAAAAATATGATATGCCTGGCCTGTGGAAATTTACCAGTGCATTTAAGAGCGTATTTCCTGCGGGGAAACGCCATGAGCTCGGCAAGCAAATTCAGTTCGCCAAATTGTGGCCTGAAACGTCTCACATTGACCGAGGGATCCTTACAAAGGAATGGGCTGCTGGAAACTATATCACCTCAATAAACAAAACCGATACTGGCGCCAATGCTGGTGGCGGTAACAAAACTGACCGCAATCCGGATTATCAGCATTCGCTGGATACTCTGGATATAGAGATCGCCCTTGCGACGATGCCTATGGATTTTGATATCTATAATTTTCCGGCATCAGTCCACCGCCGCGCGAAGGAAATAGTACAGAAGAAAGAAAGTCCATTTAAAGAATGGTCTGCAGCATTACGGAGCACACCAGGCATCCTTGATTATTCCCGTGCAGCGATTTTTGCACTGATCAGGGAAGCATCCAGTGGAATAACTCCTTTTCCAGATCGGTTGCGTGGCTACATCAACGCGAATCTGACTGAACATAAGCATGATACCCCAAGCGCTGAAATGCTTGCCAAGGCGGGACATATTCCATCTGCTGCAGTCACTCTGGATGCAATAAACCAAGCAATCGCCGGAGAGGATAGCAGCGCAAAACTGGAAACACTCTCCTCTGACTTTAAAGCAGTTGGCACCGAACTCGTAAAAGAAGCTCAAAAGCAGCGTCCGAACGCTAATCAGGTTCTGGCCGCCGAGCGCGGCGAATATGTCGAAGGGATTAGCGACCCTACTGATCCGAAGTGGGTAACCGAAGACCTTCCCAAATCAAGGCAACCTGAGGTTTCAAAAATTGGGGACGGAGTATTTTCCATTGACGGTCTTGTTGACGTTACGGGCAAGGTTAACCGAAAAGAAAAAACAGATGAAGTTGTTCATCAAACGGATGCTGTAGATATTGAATCCGGTCCTCATAATAAGGAGGAAGATCAGCCTATTGATTATGTTCACGTTATGGTTGATCTGGAAACCATGGGTAAAAAACATAACGCCCCTATCGTCGCTATTGGTGCGGTTGTTTTTGACCCGGCAACCGGCTCTATTGGAGAAAGTTTCTATAAAGTCGTATGCCTTGAATCCTCTGTGAACTGGGGCGCCGTAATCGATCCATCTACTGTTATCTGGTGGCTTAAGCAGTCCTCCGAAGCACGCTCTGCGATCGTAAATGATGATGCTATCCCGTTGCTGGATGCATTACTCCAGTTCAGAGAATTTGTCTCTGATAATGTTGCTGGCGGGAGCAAAAAGGCACAGGTATGGGGTAACGGTGCGTCATTCGATAACTCCATTCTGCGTTCTTCTTACGATTGCATTGCTGAAGATTATCCGTGGGAATACTGGAACGATCGGGACGTACGAACAATGGTAGAGCTCGGCCAGACCATTGGCTTCGACCCCAAAACAACGATCCCGTTTGAAGGTGATCGTCACAATGCCCTCGCTGATGCTATTCATCAGGCCCGCTATGTATCAGCAATCTGGCAGCGAATAGTTTCCGGCAATCAGGTGCTGCAAAAATTGATGCAAAACTGATTTTTTATTTTCAGATACTGGCCCAGCAATGGGCCATAATGAGGTAAAACATATGCTCCAGATGTTAACCCTTGAAGAGTGGGCAAACGAGAAATACAGAAGCAATCCTCCAAGTGTTTCCACTCTCAGGAATTATGCTAAACAGAATATGTTTTCTCCCCCAGCCAAAAAAGAAGGTCGATTCTGGCGCGTCAGGGAGGATGCTGAGTTGGTCGGTACATTGACCACTCCTGTAGTAAAGAAAAGCGACCCTGTTCTTTTGCAGAGGATTTTGAACGATGGCTGCCAGACCACGTAAAAATAATATATCTATTCCAAATTTATACCCGCTCTACAGTAGAAAGGTTAATAAAGTATACTGGCGTTATAAGCACCCGATAACTGGTAAGTTTCATAGTCTAGGTACAGATGAAGCAGAGGCCACGGCAATAGCTATTGAAGCAAATAAAAGACTGGCGGAACAACAAACCCGCCAGATAATGGCAATCACTGACAGAATATCCACCAACTCAGGAAAATCAATATCAACTAACACCTGGCTTGAACGTTACTGGAAGATTCAGCAGGAAAGATTAAAGTCCGGAGATATTAAAGAAAACACTATCAAACAAAAAGCAAAACCAGTATCTCTGCTTAAGGAACGTGTAGGAATGAAATTAATATCCGCTGTCAATGTTCGAGATGTTGCGCAAATTCTTGATGAATATTTAGCGGAGGGACAACCCAGAATGGCTCAGGTCATTCGCTCTGTCCTAATAGATGTTTTTAAAGAAGCTCAGCATGCGGGAGAAGTACCTCCTGGTTATAACCCTGCACTAGCAACTAAACAACCTCGTAGAAAGATCACTCGCCAGCGCCTCACTCTGGAGGAATGGCAAAAGATTTTTGATATAGCCGATGAAAATCACAAATACATGGGGAACGCCATGCTTTTAGCCATAGTAACAGGACAGCGACTAGGTGATATATCCCGTATGAAATTCTCGGACATCTGGGACGATCATCTACACGTTGAGCAAGAGAAAACCGGAAGCAAAATCGCTATACCATTAGCTCTGCGTTGCAACGCAATCAACTGGAGCCTCCGAGATGTAATCAGTCGTTGCCGGGATTATGCAGTAAGCCCTTATTTGGTTCATTTCTTTAGAACCACCTCACAGGCTGAGCGAGGAGCGCAGGTGAAACCCAGAACACTGACCATGAATTTTAGCAAGGCAAGAGACAGTGCAGATATTGACTGGGGACAAGGTACACCGGCAACTTTCCATGAACAAAGATCGCTTTCCGAGCGGTTATATAAAGCCCAGGGTATAAACACGAAAGATTTACTTGGACATAAAACTCAACAACAAACGGATAGGTACCATGATGATCGAGGTAAGGGGTGGACAACGGTGGCCTTATGA